ATCGCGTGATGACCTTCTTCTCGAACATCCGGACGATGTCCCCGGTGTCACCCGAACCCGAGAGGACGATCTCGAAGTCCTTGAAGAGCGACACGCCGAACTCGTCCGGGAGCGTCACGGCTCCGGGCGCAGGCGCCACGCCGCGCCGGTTGAGCCACGCGGCGCCGGCGACGAAGCAGGCCTTCAGGACGCCTTCGAGGCTCGTCGCCCACGTCTGGACCTGCGATCGAACCTTGCCCTCGTCGATCGCCTGTCCGGTGGCTGTCGCGCCGGCCGCTCTTCGCCGCACGAACGGGAGGTTCCCGAGGACCTCCATCCGCTCTTCGAGGTCTTCGAGGTCCTTCGTCCGGAGCCCGAGCGACTTCCCCTCGACCTCGGCGAACCCGATCTCGGCCTCGGGGTTCGTCGACGTGAAGGCCTGCTTCGACGACACGCGGAACGTCTTCTTCTGTTCCTCCTCGGTGATGCCGATCGCGTACGGCATCGCGACGCCTGCCACGCGGAGCTGCTCGCGGTAGTCGCTGTCCGACTGAGCATGCGCGAGGTTCATCCAGGCGAGGTCGATCAGCGGCGGCGAACCTTCGAGGAAGCCGGTCTGGTTCGTGTAATACGTGATGAGAGGGATGCCCGGGTACGTGTGCGCCCGTGCCTCCGTCTCGGGAACGAAGCCCTCGTCCTCTTCGCTCTTGCGGAAGAGCATCCACGACCCCGGGATCCCCGGGTCGGGTGCGACGAGGACCTCGCCGTCGGGCGTCGGCACCGGAACGGGTACGCCGAACGCCGTGAACTCGTCGAACGAGATCACGCCGCGGAGGAAGCGCGACAGGTGGTGTCGGTTCGCCCACCACTGCATCGGATCCGATGCAGGCGCCGCGCGCGGTGCGGTCCAGTAGCGGATCTTGTCGACCGACCTCTCCCCGAAGGATCCGACGCTCTCGGTCGTCGTGAAGCGCGTCCGGATCGAGGTGAGTCGGTGCTCGCCGGAGATCGTCTTCTCGGACGTCCAGCCGATGAGATCCTTCGGCGACACGAGCGAGAGGTACGGCCGCACACCCTCGACGCGTTCCTGCGCTCGGTTCAGCCCGTCGGCCGCCGGCATGTCAACGAAGATGTGGGCGAGGCCGTACTTCACGCCTTCGAGCATCACGCGACGCGCGAACGTCGTCAGCCGGCGGCCGTTGTAGTCGGCGTTGGTGATGATCTCGGCGAGCATGTCGTCGAGTTCCTCCTCGCCCTTGACGACGACCTCGCGCTGGAACGGTCGCTGCGCGATGCGTTCGACCGTGTCGCGGTAGGCCCCGAAGAGGTAGGACCGGTTCACGCGCGCTCGGTAATCGTTGACGTCCTCCGCCTCGAAGCGCGGGAGCCACGCCTGCCCGATCGAGCCGCCCGTCGCGGCCTCCTCGCGGAGCCGGCGCGTACCGCCGCAGAGCATGTCGACGAGCGGCCAGTCGAGACCCATCCGCCGGTATGCGATCGACGTCGACTGGACCTCGTCGGGAGTCGACGACGGGATCTGCGAGAGCGACGCGGCGCTCGATTTGCTCACGGTGCTCGGCACGTGCAGGCCCTCCTAGTTCGTCGGCGGTGTCGGCGGTTGGTTCCGCAGGATCTCGTGGAACGCGTTCGTGTTCCGCGCGACGATCTCCGACAGTTCGGTGAGCTGCTGTCGCCACTCCTCTCGGTGTGCGGCGGCGAGCTTCTCTTGGTGTGCGAGGAAGCGCATCACGACCCAAACGAGGACCCCGAGTTCGGGGACCTTCAGGGCGATGTCTCGGAGGATCTCGTCCACGTCAGATGAACCGCGACAGGGTGATGAGGCGGAGGCGGTCGAGTGGTGCGGCCGTCACGACGTGGCCGGCTTCGGGAGCTTCGGCGGCGTGCGCGGCGTGTGGAGTCCGACGGTCACGGCTCCGAGCGCCCGAGCTGTCGTGGCGAGGTCCGTCTTCGTCGAGAGGACCTTCGCGAGGTTCTCTCGACCTCGGTCCGTGAAGATGCCGATCCCCGAGGCGATGACGGCCCACGCCGTGCCGAGCTGCGGGAACGTGAGCCCGAGAAGGCGCTCGAACGCGGTGAGGTCCCGCTCGGCTGATTCGAGCGCGTCGTCGATCACACCCTTCGCCGCCTCGACCACGTACGCCCGGGCGACCTCGGGGTCGATCGTTGCGAGGTCGTGGCCGTCGGCCTCCATCGCGGCGACGGCGCGCGCCTCGGTCGCCTCCGCGAGTTCGGCCTCGGACATGCCGAGCGCCTTTTCGGTGAGGCCGCACGACGTGAGAGCGAGAAGCGCGACGAGGATCGCTGCCAGTAGGGCCGGTGTGGACTTCTTCATCGACGGAAACTCCGGGGGCGGTGAGGTCCCTCGCGATCATGGCACGAGGGCCCCCTCGATCCAATCACCCTCGGCTCACCCGGACGACGGCCGTCCCGCCGCTGGAGTCGAGCGGCCATCGACGGTGCACGTAGTACCCGAGGGCGTCCGTGACGTGCGTCAGTTCGCCGCCGGGGATCTTCAAGATGTCGCTCGTTCCGGGCTTGTAGACGACGCCGTCGAAGTCCTTCGCCACGTGGGGCGCTTCGTCGGGGTCGACGAGCATCCGGATCACGCCGTCGGACGTCCGCAGGCGCGTATTCACGGCGTTCACACGGTCACGGACCGACGGGTTCGCCTTCCCGACGTTGATCGTGAGGCGATCTCCGAACGTCTTCCCGAGGATGTCCCGCACGATTCGCCAGTCGCCGCCCTGCAGGTCCGTGGCCGACGTCGATCGCTGTCCGCCCGACGCGTCGCCGTAGACGCGCACGGGGCCGACGTGCTCGCCCCAGAGTTCCGCGAGCCTCCTCGACACCGCGAGGGTGTTCGAGTGCACGGGGATCCAGACCTCCCCGATTACGGCCGTGATGCTCTGGGCGACCTCGCGCCGGTCGCCCTCGTAGGGCTGCTCCTGGAGGATCACCGCGACGCCGGGCTCGACGTTGAAGTCGAAGGCGATGATCAGCGGCCACGTCGGGTAGTACGGGAGCGGCTCGACGGCGTGCGTCTCCCGCGAGAAGCCGTAGTAGACGCGCCCCGTGAAGTCGAGGAAAGACGCGTTGTAGTGCTGGTCGAAGGTCCGCGGGTCCATGCGGAGCCGAGCGTCTTCGACGACTTGCGGGTCGAGGATGTCGCTCGACTTCCACGTGAAGCCCTCCCAGCCGCGCTCGCGCATCCGCGGCGTCTGTGCCTTCACGAAGAGGTCGTAGTAGTGGTTCCGGCCGACCGGCTTACCGATGAACCAGACGGAGCCCTCACGCCCTCGCGTGTCGACGGCCGGCGAGACGTGGGCGTCCCACGCCTCGGGCTTCATGTCGCCGTACTCGTCGAGGCAAATCCAGTCGACCGGCGAGCCCTCGATTCGCTGAGGCCGGTCGAGCCCGACGACCTGGACGTTCGCGCCGTTCACGAGAGGGATCCTGAGTTCGCTTTCGAGCGGCTCGCGAGCGAGTGCCCACGACGGGACGAGGAGCTTCAGGTCGTGCCAGAAGATCTCCTTGGCCTGCTCGCGCGTCGGCGCGCCGAAGAGGTAGCGGCCGTTCGTGCCTCGGTCGTGCGCCATCGCGAGCAGGACGCCCTTCCGCTTGGCGAGTTCGGTCTTCCCCGACCGACGGCCGGCCGGAACGACCTTGAAGCGCGCGCGGCTGTTCCAGAGCGCCGCGTGTGTCGGGTGGTGATCGAGCGGGTACCACCGCTCCGGCAGAGCCGAGCCGGACTCGGCGGCGCGCTTGATCGCCTCCACGCGGCGTCGCTCGGCGGCGGGGACTCGGGCCGTCACGCCTTCGAGCCCGCGCCGGCGGGCTCCTCGGCCGGCGGAGGCGCGGAGGGAACCGTCTGGAGCGCGACGGACAGGAAGCCGCGGACCTTCGCGGCGAGGACCTCGGCCGCGTTCGGGCCCTCGGGGCCCTCGGGCCCCCCGTGCGACAGGTGCGCGAACTCGGGAAGGTGGCCGCGCGCGAGGAACATCGCGACCTGCTCGGACTGGCGGTGCTTCGTGCGCGTGCGCGTGCGCTCGACCTCCTGGCCGTCCTCGGCCCGCTCGGTCCACTCCTGGACCTCGTGCTCCCGGATCCCGACGGTCATCATCTGGAAGAGCGACGCGCGGATGTCGTCGCGGAGCCGCGGCCCCATGATCTCGTCCCACGCCTCGGCGAAGGCGGGGTCGGCCTCGCGGCGGTCGTAGGCGGTGCGCCGACCGATCTCGACGGCGGCCGCGGCCTTCGAGACGTCGCGACGGCGGGCGAGTTCGACGAGGAACGGGTCGCACCACGCAGGCGGCCGGCGGCGGCGCGTGGCCTTCTTCTTCGCGGCCTTCTTCTTCGGCTTCGCGCGCGCCCGTGAGGCTGTGCGGGATGCGCGGCCCGCGGAGTCCTCCTGGGCCTTCGCCTTCGCCGTGGTCTTCTTCTTCCGCGCGGCCATGATTCGCCCCCCGGGATCCCCCCGGGCCTACTCCCGGGCATCCCGCCCGGTGGAGGCGTCCCGCCTCCCTTCGCTCGGCGTCGTCAGAGCCGGCGGCCCGATCGACGGGCCGATCCTCGCGCCCGGTGCGCGGCGGTTCAAGGCGCCCGAGGGTGCCGCTCGGGGCGATCGGCCGGATCGGGCTCGATCTTGAGGCGGTACTCGTGCGCGTCGACGAGGAGCCGCTCGGGCGGCGGAGTCCTCGGGGCGTAGCGGTCGAAGGGGACCCACCCGCCGGCCGTGCGGAAGCCCCACGTCCGCGATGCGCGGCCGGTGACGACGAACGTCCAGACGCGCCGACCTCCCGCGAGCGCGACGATCCGGTGAGCGTCGCACGGCCGCTTGAAGTTGATCCACCGGACGCGGCGCGTCGTTCCGTCCGGAAGCAGTTCGACGTACGCCCCCCGGAGGACGATCGACAGGAACGGCCAGGGGTGGTCGTGCAGGTCCGGCGCGCCGTCGGGCTGGTCGATCCGGTGGATCTTGACGCCAAGCCGCCGTGTCCGGTGGCTCGGTCCTCCGATCAGGTACCACCGGCGGAGGTAGAGCGCGCCCGTGTGCGGGTCGCGGATGTCGTGCCGGCGGCCCTCGAAGAGCCTCGCGATCAGCCGGCGGACTCGGCGGAAGATCACGCGGGCCCCTTCGCGTGGTAGGGGACGAGGCTCTGGTCGGCGCGGACGTAGAGCGGATGCCGCGGGAAGCCGGCGAACGTCGTCCCGAGGCAGAGCACGCCCGGTCCGAGGAGGTCGAGAACGGCCGCGCCGCGGTGGCCGAGGTACGGCGAGTCGACGGCCGGGTTCCCGCCCCACGCGACGACGATCGGGGCGCCCGTGTCGCGCGAGGCGTCGCGGGCCGCTCGCAGGTGGTCGTCGTTCTCGGGGCCCACGGGGTCGCGCACGCGTCGGAGGATCTTCGGGTCGGTGCCACGGATCGCGAAGAGGTTCAGGACCACGAAGCGCGAGAAGCCGGCGGCGAGCGTGAAGCCGCGGCACCGCCGGAGCGTCGGATCGAGGTCCGCCTCGTCGGCGGTACTCGGGTTCAGCATGACGAACGTGATCGGCGGGGTGTCGAAGAGTTCGCCGGCGGACCACTCCAAGCGGTACCGCCACGTCCGGCACGGGCTGAAGACGCACGGGTTCACCGCCACGCCTTCGCGAGGCACCGAAGGCGCCATCCGGTGCACTCGCTCGCCGGGCGGCCGTCGGCGCGATGCGGGACGCCGTCGCGGACCTCGGGGGCGTACGCCGCGTCGCCTTCGACCTCCACGACGACCCCGGAAGGGTGCCGCCAGCGACGCACACGCCGCATGCCCTGGTGACACCAGAAGCGGAGGCGGTCGCGGACGAGCCCCGCGAGGTACTCGCGTCCGTCCTCTGTGGACGACTCCGGCGATCCGGCGCGGAAGGCGCAATCGGCGCACGGCGTAGCCTCGTTCCGATGCGGGTCTTCTGGGCCGACTTCGTGCTCCGGTTGCCAGCACGTGCACCCCCCGAGGCCGCGGGCGGCCGAGCCCATGCAGCACGTGATCAGGGCCTCGGGGATCTCGTCCTCGCGGCCGTGGTAGCGATCTTCGAGCACGCCGCCGGCGTACCCCGAGCGCGAGACGTGGACCACGCCTCCGAGGTCGTGATCGACGCCTCCGGTGGATTCCGATGTTTCACGGGACATGTTTCACGGCCTCCCCTCCGACGACCTCGTCGACATGGAAGCGAACGACCCACGCCCAGGGGTTGTCGAACCAACCGACGCCCGGACGGTCGCCGTAAATCCCGTCCCAGGCCTTCGCGAACCGATCGCGCGCGTCGCGCCGCGGGAAGCCCTCTCGGAACGCGTCCTCGTCCGTGATCTCCCAGAGCCGCTCGATCGCGACGCCGTCCGGTCGGATGCCGAGCACGATGCGCGAAGCCGCGCGCGGCATGTGGATCGAGGGCTTCCACCTGGCCCGTGACGGGTAGACGCACGTCGCCCGGTACTCGAAGGAGTCGCGGCCGCTCGGCCTCCACGCCTCCCGGACCCAGAGCCGATCCCCCGGCTCACCGAACGGGCACACCGCCTCCGGCGGAGGGACGTCGGCCGAGAAGATCGGGCGACGCGTGACGCGCTTCTGGCCGCTGAGGATCG